GTAGCCAATGAGTAAAGAAAATATTGAACCCATAACTAAAGACATATTTCCTCAATTTAAAGTTAGCCAACCTGTTGTTCCTGCGGCTGGCCCTTGAGAAATCAAACCATCACTAAAAGCCATTAATGTAATCGACTGGAAAGGTGCTAAAACAATAGCACTAGCACTACTAATTAAAGCGTGAGTTGTTGCATCATGGTCAATTTTCTCAGCACCATTAGGGCCTATTGTGGTGTTACCTGCCCCAACATTTTTGAAAGTAATAGTTCTACCAGATAATCCACTAGCACTTGGTAAAGTATATTGTTTAGTAGCACCACCAGCATCAGTAGATATTATTACGCTTTTATCTGCTGCAATAGCATCTGCACCACTTCCACTATAAATATCTTCAAAAGCACCGTTGTTAAAATAACCGTTAGTGTTTAATCCCGCAGTAGCAGTAATAGTAGTACCAGAAGTTATACTACCAGAAATAGTTACATTATCTGAAGTATCCATCGTAATTGTGGCTCCTCCATCAGATGCTTGAATTACGTTTCCTGCAACTCTTAATTTACCATCAGAAGTTATTCTAATTGCTTCCGTCAATGTGCCATTTAAACTAGTTGAAAAAATCATAGCTGAATCTTGAGTAGTTCCGGTAGCAGTAAATGATTGTTCTTTCAAAACTTGTATTTTACCAGAATCAACAGCGTTACCACCAGTATCTTCTAAATCAAACTGTATTGATACTTTACCAGCAGTACTTGCTGCGTCACTTTGATTGGTTAATTTTAGAGCAATTAATTCAGCATCTGTATCTTTACTTATTTCTAACATACTGTCAGGGGCTCTTGTCCCAATACCAACTAAACCTGTTTTAGTTATAGTAAAATCAGAATCAGTATAAGAACCAGCATCATCTGTAGCAGTGTTATATCCTATATGTAAAATATTATCTTGTGCAGTAGTTGCAGTGCCTATAGACCAATTATGATGAGTGGACCCATCTATATTTGTCATAATTATATTTGTACCATTATTACCTCCATTATTAGATACTAACTGCATTCTTGCATCATCGTCTTCTATGATGAAGTTTACATAATCATCAGGGTTATAATTTGATACGGCTGTTTCTTGAATATGTAATTGAGATAAAGGTGCGAAATCAGTTGCACCAATACCTACTCTATTATCTCTAATATGCATTATGTGGTTAACGCTACCACCACTCCTCGCTGCAAATATAAGAGCCCCATCTTCAGAACCATCTGTTTCATCATATATTCTACTGTATATGTGAGCATAATCAATTTCTTCATCAGCATCATTCATTCCATCAAAACTAATGTGACCTATGTAATCATTAACTGCTGGACTTGCACTTGTTCTTAGGAATTTAATATCAGGGGAACTTGAACCAGAAGCATCTGTGCTTTCTATCATTAACGCTGGTGTGGCATCACTAACAGATGAATATTTAATATGTAGCGTGGCATCAGGGGCAGTTTCGCCAATACCTACATTTCCACCATTAAATAGAGCAGCGTAATTAGTATTACCACCAGAAACTGTAACATCAAGGCCAGTAACAGTCTGTGCTCCAGTACCAGCTCCTACAACATCAACATCCATACCTATTGCAGTTGAAGTTCCTTTACTCGATGAACTAACATCTAAATCAATTCCTATATCGTTATGAGCAGCAGTTCCACTATCTTGAGTTACTCTATCAAAATCAATTTTTAATGAAGTAATATCTTCAGCACTAACAACAGTTGATGCTCTATCTTTGTCAATTATAACTCCACCAAGAGTTGGAGTAACGGTAATTCCAGAAGCAGAACCAGTAATATTACCCGCTTCAGTATATCCACTACTATTATAACCAAAATTAATAGAATTTGAACTCTTATCAAAACCGTATAATTGAACAGGTCTATCTGTTACGTTCTTTGTACCTGTTGCTCCCGCTGTAACTTTAACTAACGCTACTGGAATATCTCCAGCAGTTAAATTATCAGGGACTCTTGGGGATGAAGCCGCTGTTCCTTGCCTAACAGCAAAAGCACCATCAGATACTTGAATAACAATCATATCATATCTATCATTAGAAGTATCAGGGTCTGCTCCTAATTCAACTGCGCTAGGAGTGGCACTAGTTACTACACCTTCTCTCATATATTTGATAGCCCCACTAACACCAAACTGTGTTCTTGTACTTCCTGCTGTTTGTTGAAATACAGAACTACCATAATCTAAAACTGCTGTACCAGCAGCCGCTAATTCTAATGCCTTTATTATACCACTATGGATATTATCTGCTCCATCTTTTACTCCAGCAGTTGTTGATGTGGCACTTAATGATGATATATGTTGATGTTTAGTATAATTTACCATTTTATTTCACCTGCACCACAATTGTAAATTCCAAAATATCAGTTGCTGTTATCGGCCCCACACCATCAAAATCAATTCTGTTTAACATATTACCACTACTATCAAAAATTCCTACTTCTGTTATTGTATATCCAGTTAACGCCGTAGCACTTCCTAAGAAACTCGCCTTGAATTCCACTCCAGTATCATTTGCTAATGTAGATGAAATATTATTTGTTACTGTTGGTACTCCGTTTGTCGTTCTCGGTGAATCTAATTCATTTGCGCTTGGATTAGTACTATCTGTCCCTGTTCCTACATCCATACTGGCAAAATTAGTTTTAATTAACGTTGCTATCTGTTTCTTTCCTTCTTCTGTTATCATTCAAACGCCTTCCCTTTAGTTAAATCTAAATCCAACATTAATGTCTTATTGGATAGTGTTGCTGTTCCTCCACTCAAAGTAAATCCTAATGTGGTACTAAATCCTAATAATGCCCCTGAAGAGAAACCTAAATTTGTACTTGCATTGGCTGGACAATACAATAAGTCTCCTTTAGTTAAAGTGACACTGAGAGGAGTAACTAGAGTAATCTGAGTAGAACTTACTGATTCTATAACCCCTAAGTTAGTACCAGCATTTGTGTAGAGGTTCGCTCCAGCAAGGAAAGTACTACTGATATCAATAGTTGTTGAAATTTTATCACCACTAGATACAGTAGCAGCAACACCTGTATAATTCATATCAGCACTAGTAGTTATTTTATGAACTTGTAATGTTACTTCTCCTATCTCTAATTCATCAAATAAGTCGATATCTTGGTTAAGAGTTTCTGCTATATCTTCTTTGAAGGTTCTATCTAATCGTTTAATTTCAGTAATATTTTCAGCCAACAATTGACCTAATCCCTTTGAATATTTACTCAAAGTTAATTTGACGATTCCATCTATAGAATAGTCAATTCCAGTTATCATATAGTTTGAACGAGGGATATTTTCAGATGGATAATGAACAACTACACTATCTGCAATCTTAACTAATTCAGTACCTCTTCGGTCAGTTTCTATTTTTAATTCTATATTTTCAGAAGAATGTAATCTCAATAATTTTTGAGCCAATTGTTCTGCTTGAACTTTATCAGAAATTGTTCTATCTATTCTTTCTAATGTCCTTTTACCTTTTAACTTGATACTTTCTAAATCTCTTTTTCTGACTTTCAAATCTTTACCATATACTACTACGTCATTGTATAACTCAAAGGTGTTTTTATTTTTGGAAGCCAACATAATATTTTGAGTATCTTTATTCATTTCATCTATTTCGATAGATGTATTACGTTCAAAATCTTTAGAAGAAGATACTTCTATAGTATTATTATCGACATATAATTCAAGAGTTTTGTTACCTAATATACTATTTGAAGCAGAAAATAAATTAGATTCTCCACCTAAGAATTCAGGAGCAACAAAATATCCTTTTTCTGTAGAAGTTACAGAAGTAATATCAGAGCGGCGAGTATAATCAATATCTTCTCTCTTTAAGATATTATTTACAATATCTTCACTTTCTGGTGCTATAATTAATGATGTTCCTATTGATGCTGAAGAAATATCAGGGAGAGATACTCTATCCTTAGTAGTCAATTCAAATATTTCCCCTATTGAAATAATACCAGCCATTTTATTCACTGAAGAAAAACTTAGAGTGGTTTTGTTATTAGCAGCCTCTACAATCATAGTATCTTCTTTCTTAATTCCACCATCTGTTTTTAGAACATTATAACTGGTGTTGTGAACAAAGGGTTTAGGAGACGCACCAAATAAATCTCCTTTATCTCTACAAACAACGTAATCAGAATTATCTGTATCTACATCTAATGATACATACATAGATAGAAGCCCCTCATTGAATGGGCTATTAATAGAATTATTACTATCTTTAGAATTAAAAGAATTAACAACGTTAGAATAACAAGTATCAGAGTAAGGCATTTTACTAGTTTCTTTACTCATTACATACATTGGTATATTTTGAGGGCTGAAATCATAAGTACATATTTCGGCTGGTTTCATGATTCTGAAATGAGTATTAGTTGGGATGTTATCAGTATTAGTAGAAGAAGTGGCGTTATCTAAATACAAATAATGAACAATAACATCGTTATCATAAGCAGTATTACTACTAGAAGTATAACCACCACTACCTCTTGTAGAGTAACCAATTTCATGTGAAACTACATAATAAATTAAATCTGGAGTAACTCCTTCCATTATTCTATTGTATGTATTACCATCAGTAGATAATAGACTTTTACTTGTAGCAGCATTAATATCACTAGCAACATTAGAACTAGTAAATGTGGAATTAGCCGTAGTTGAACCATTTAATTTACCACTTTCTGAAACTAAATACATACCAGTCAAATTAACAAAATTAAGAAAACCATTCTGTCCAAATGTGTTATTTTCTGAATGAGAAGCAATGTGTTCTGTATCTATTTCTAATCTAACAAGTTGTTTACCATTAGGTGAATTTAACCAATCGCCTGTAGAGGATTGATAAGTTTCCATCATCATAAATTTTAATTTATTCAATGATGAATATGCCTTATGGGTAACTTTAGTAGAAGAAGCATTAGTTATGGTAAAGGTAGAATCATATTTCCCTAATGGAATATCAGTGGAATCATTTCTACCTGTATTAGATAAATCAGTAGAAAACGCTCCCATATCTGCCAAAGAAATTCTTGTATTTAATTTAGGGTCAATAATTCCTGATGTAGTATTTTTACCACCAGTACCATTATTGTAATAATAAAAACTTCTTGGTTTACCGTTAGTAGCGTTATGTGGGTCGGGGTCTGTAACTTGTAAATCATTATCTGTAGAACCACTCATTGAAAGAACAAGGACTGGATATATCCCAAAAGTTCTTGTTGCCATGTGGTAAATTCCTTTATCATTACCCCAATTAGAAGTAGCAGCAATACCAGAAGCACTAGATGTGCTGTAATATAACCCAAAATTAGCATCAGAAAGGCCAGTTATTCCTCCACTACCATTAACACTACTCACTCTAAACACTGTACCTGTTATCATGTAGTTTGAACCCACACCCACATTCACCTTAGTACGGCCAATATTATGAGTAGCAACAGAGACAATATCCCCTACTTGGTATCCATACCCTGCCTGAGTAATACTTAATGATGAATATTCTCCTTTAGTTAATGAAAAGGTTCCAGAACCAGCGGTACTTGTTAAATCTATATGTGTTCCAGAAGCAGCAGCAGCACCAGATACGGCTAATTTTAATTGATTACTATTTACTGTAATTACAAAATAAGTCACATTAGCATCTAATCCCCCTATTCTAGAAGTACCATCGACTAAATCGGTGTAAATAACGGGGTCGCCAGTGAGAAAATTATGTGAAGTTTCTGTAATTACATCTGTACTAGTGTTTACATCTGTATAATTGATAGTTGGTGATGGAGTACCCCCGCCCAATTCAACTTGACCTAATCTTCCATAAGCAGGATATCCAGAATTAGTAGTTATGGCTCTTGTACTAGCGGCATTACTAGTATTACCATCCCAAGTTCTAATCCCTAATACTTCATGTGTAACTTGTGATTGATTAGCCCCCGCATTAGTATCATTTGGGGTTAAGAAATCAATTTTTGTACCTTCAATTAAAGGTAAGAATTCGTTCTCAATAGTAAAAACTTGGTTGCCAGAACCAGCACCTGTTAAGTTAATGGCTACCCCATCTATGGCATTTTCATATGTTGTTGCTAATTGAATAGTAGTAGAGCTTTTAACGATAGCATAATATTTTGTTCCTACCGTTAAACCACCAATTGCAGAACTAGATGTAGAACTATAAATTACTTCTCTACCAGTAAAATCAATATCATGGGGGTCACTACTACTTGTAGGGTTGAATGTTAAAACATCAGTACTAGTATTTACATCAGAACCACTAGCAACTGTATATGATGAATTAAGATACATATTATCTCTTTCTCTATGTAAATAGATGAAATCCCCACCAGTTATTCTCATCATAGTTTGGTCTATAACGTTACTAGGACTTGAACTAATTTTGTGATATGCTTGACCTTCTATACCTACCAAATCAGGTCCACCGAGAGTTCTTATTCCGTTAATAGGCATAGTTGCCCCCGCCATAACAGTGAAGAAATTATTATCTAAATTAGAATACATTTTTTGATTATCACTCAAATCTTCTAAAATTAATTGTATAGTAGAAGAATAAGGGTAAGTAGGAATTGAAGGTAATAATTCACTTGTATTATTTCTTAGTGTAACAAAGTCATCATGCAGCATTTCTTTACTGTATAACATTCCTTTTCTAACTAATGATGGTTCTTGTAATAATCTAGTTTGAGAATAAAAATTATAGAAATCAGATACTCTATCAACACCAATTGTATTATAATTTTTAAATCCAGTCTTACCATGAAAATAATAATTATTGTAAGGGGATAAAAATGAGTTATGAATTGTATTAGTAGAAGAAGAATTATGGAATATTTCCATATACTGATGAACTAAAGGAGATAATTTATTTGATTGGTCATCTAAGGATTTATTATTATATCCATAAGGAAGCCAACCGAATTCAGAAATACTAGATGGATTTCCGTTATCCCCATAAAGTGATAATTTAATGTCATCTGGACTAAGTGAAAAGGTTTGGGTTCCGGTTCCAGTTCCGGTTATATTTACTGCGGTCCCACTTAATGCATTAGCGAAAGTACTTGCTAATTTTACTTGTAAATCATCTATAATAATTAAGTAATAACTAGTACCAACACTTAGTCCAGTAATAGCAGCACTTGAAGTGGAATCATAATTTATCTTCTGTCCAGTGTAAAGGAATTGAGAAGGATTACTAGTTCCTTGTGGCTCAAGGAATATAATATCATTACTTACATCTACGGTGCTCGATGAACTACTAAGGTCAAAAGTAACTGAGTTACTCAATATTTCTCCAGTTAAAGTGCCAATATAGACGAAATCAGTGTAACTAGTGTTATGGAAAGTACCAGCAGGTCCACCCTCATGTAATTCTATAAAATGCCCCGAAGCACCAGAAATAGGGTGAGTAGTAACATAATTATTTGCTTTACCAATCAAATCTCCAAATTTAGTAAATAGATAATGTCCATCAATACTTCCACTTGCTTCAGGGTCTGCATCTAAAGTAGCATACCCCATCCTTGTGCCTGAAACGCTATTTGTATAAGTAGTAATTTGGAAATTATTTAAATTACTACCATCAATATTATCAGGTAAATCTATTGGTTGATTCAAATAATAATTTTTAATTTGACTATTAAATAGACTATCTGTTATTTTTGGTGGATTTTCAGCGTCAACTGTATTAAAATTAAAATCATAAGTTGCTTCAACTAATCTCATCAAACCGAATCTTTTCATTTGATTAGGATTAATAGAAGATGAACTAATATCTACTGTCTGTTGAGTTTCATCCTTATATTCATCTCTAGGATTATTTCCTAAATATTTATCATGAGATAATGTTCCTACTTTTTCAGACGTTTTAGATTTAAGAATTAATGAAAAATCAGTAAAACTTGCTCCTAAATCTGAATAACCTATATGGTTAGGTCTTTGCATTGATTCTGGAAAAATATCAGATAATCCGAATAAGAAATAAGTAGGAGATTTAGGGTCAAAAGAAGTTAACATATCTCTTATTTCCATAATAGAGTTATACCCATATTGAGCGAGATTATCCGTACTATCATCATAATGAGCAGAACCTATATGCCCATTTAATTTAGGAATCATATAAATTGGAGGTAATAGATTAAGTTCAGTAGGGTCAACAATAAGATAATCTCCAAAGGCACTACCTAAAACACCAGATGTTCCCCTCTCATATGGATTACCTGATAAATATTTGATGACTAAAGTATCATTAACATGTAAAGAATTATATGAGGAATCACTACCATAATTTCTAGCAAGGGATTCTTCTAAAGTGATTAGACCAGTAGAAGCTTTAGGGAAAAATTTGACCGCTTGTGCAACTCCTTGTAGGCTAGAAGAAATAGTAGAATAATTAAGATTATGAGTGCTATCTAATTTGTTTATCTTTTTAATTTCATTTCTATTAAGAACACCTTTATCAAAAGTATTCAAATTAATATATTTGATATACTTACCTTCGCAACTCATTAACCCTGAATAGGTTAGTCCCACTGGAATCTTTTTTGCATTTGAATTATTAGAAGCCTTAACTGAATCTAAAGGCTGCATAATACCTCCATTTGACATTCCTTGAGTGTTCAATAAGTAAATATGACTTGTATTGTTTTCGCTCAATAATTTAATTGTGGTAGAACCACTAACTAAATCTTCAATATTTCTATCTACTTCTACATTATATTTTACAGTAGCAGTATTTGTATAACTAGCATCATCTAAAATATGAGTTTCATATACCCTTAAACCTGTAGCAAGATAATTACCGTTAGCATCATACATTGGTCCTAATAATTGTTTTAAGTCTGTAGAAGTTGGAAAACCAGCAATAATATTACCTTTAGAATGAGTCCCTTCAATAGTAATAGCGTCAGTTAATGTGGAGTAAGTAGTACTATGAGGATTAGTATCTAATCTACCTAAAACCACAGGAAAAGTAGGAGCAACTCTTATGATGGTTTCCTGAGAAGCAGTAGGAGAAAAAGAAATAATTTGATATTCAGATAGACTATTAGGGGAATGAACTACATCCCCACTAAAAGAACCGCTACTTTCATCACCTAATCGAGCATAATATTTTGTTTCACTTTTATGAACTGAAGATGGACTGTTAATATAAAAACCACGACTTTCGGTATCTATAGATTTGAGAGAAGACCCATTATTATTGTAAGAAGTACCAATTAAAGTATCACCAATAGAAGTTGAAGCATCTGTTGGTAATTGTTTACCAGAAGTAAATACTACACCTTTACCAGATGTCCCTCTTAAATTACTAACAGTATTAGATGCTCCAGCATCAGCAGATATCGCCTTACCAAAATAGACGTTATTAGATAATGATTTATCGGCAAAATAAAGTTGAGTAGTTGTACTAGCAGCAACTAATGATGAAGTTCTAAGGGTAATAGTAGTACCTGTAGCACTCGCAACTTCACCAATTAGTTTTCCACTGGCTAAAAATAGGTAATCTCCCTCTGCTGGTAAAGTATCTCCACTTCCAACTGTTACTGTTTTATCACCTATTTTCAATGCAGTTGTAGTAATTTGGGCCGCAGTACCACCACTACCTAATGTAGCAATTTCCATTATTGGTCCTTGTGTAGAATAAATATAGTCTTCAGAATGAAGATAATTCTTGTTGACAACTGGACCTAATAATTTAGCCATTTTATCCATTCCTAAGAAAGTTAAAATTGGCTGTCTGTCTTGTGTTTCCGTATGAATTTCTTCTACTTCTCCTTCATGAACCACCCTCTGAATTTTACATTGTCCTGAGAAGAAATCAAGATAATTACCAGCACCAGTAAATTGAGAATAAAGAACTTTATTTTCGTTCTGGAAATACACTACCCCGTTAGCCCTATCACCATAATCAATTAATAGTCTATCACCGGAATATTCTGCATCTCGTAATACCATCTCTAAATTATATATCCTCGCTCTATTTTTAGATGTAGTAGTGTCATTTACTTTGTAAGTTGTAACAGCATGACTGACATCTAAATCTGTATATGTTAAATCTGTATCAATTTCAAAATCTACTATTAAATTCTGACAAACACTAGACCACTTTCTTCTATATGCTGTAGCAGCAGTATAATTTGCCTGTAAATTACCTGAAGCATAAGCACCTAAAGCGTTAACTGCTCTATAAGAACCAACGGTGATAGTTTGAGAACCGCCTGAAGGCGCAGTAATAGCAGATGGAATGTAAAAATAATCACCCAATTTGAATGATTCAAAAGTAGAACCATTCCTCAAAAGTGCTCTTAAATCTTGACCGTCTTCTAATTTAGTAACGGTTAGAGTGCTGCCACCACTACTACCAGTAAAACTTCCGAAAATAGCCGTATCTTTTTCTTTAGTTATTTCAAGTTCAAATAAATCTTGATACACTTTGAAAGTGTCCTGTTCTTGAATTTTACTTGCTAAAATTTTCTTATGGTCTAACGCTTGAACTTTACATAAATTACCTACAGAGCCATACCCCTTTGATACACTTATATCTAGAACTGTATTTACTATGTTAGTCTTAGTTGGTGAGATTTCATAATGTAGATAACGAGTTGGTCCATTAAAATTACCATTAGCAGCACCACCACCAGAAGCATATAACCCATTACTACTTCTTTCACCATTAACCATAAAGGAGTGAGAAGCAGTAAATGAATTACTGTAAGAAGTAACTCCACCCCTTAATCCACCATCAATAATATTACTATTGTATCTATCACTATCATATAATACATCAACTAACTGTGCTTGGGTGTTATAGGGTCCAGTATCAATAATCTCTTTTTCAAAATCAAGTCTGGTTCTAAAGAATAATGAAGAGTGAGTAGGAGTTCCCCCTATTTCTTTAGATTGATTTAATTGGTATTTAGTCCCTGCATCTAATACGTTGTTTTCATCTAATCTACCATTATAGAAATAAGTTGTAGGTCTAGAAAATTCTGTATATTTTAAATGCCTATTATCAGAAGAATCCTGTATTAGACCATAAGCAACTGCTACTGTTTTCGTATCAGTGGTTAATGGGCCTTTGAAAATTCTAAATTTAGTATTAACATCAATCTCGTTTTCCATCGCTGGCTCAAACTCAAAGGCATCACCGCTATCATCTAAAGATAATAACTTAGTTATTTTAGCCAAATGATGTTTCTTAGCGTCATCGGAATGGACTAAAACGAAATAATCATTAGTAGCAATATCCATATTGCCATTGTGTTCGTAGCCTGTCTCTATTGTGGTACTACTAGACCCTAATTTTATACCAATATTAACCGCATTTTCTTGCCTATAACAATGTATTCTATTTTCTCTTGTGGTACTAAGATTAGAAAAATGTAAAGTTATTGTATCTCCAGCGGTTGCATCATAAGGAGCATATACGTTTAATTGTTCATCTTCATCTTTAGTATTACTTACTCCATTAACAGAAGCATCAGAAAGGTCAGCATCAAAAGTAAAGGTTTGATTAGTATTTGTAGCCGTTGTGTTAGCACTTAAAGTAAAACAAGTAGCGTTGTTAATAGAAGTAATGGTTGCTCCTGCCGGTATTCCTGTCCCTGTTACACTCATGCCTACAGCCAATCTTGAAGTTGAACCCATTGTAATATGACGTACACTAGTAGTAGAGCCATCAGATAATCCAGAGGTATGATTAGTATCACAAGTATCATCTGTAAATGAATTATCTATACTTATTTCGTAAGAAGCAATACCTCCATTTGAAGGTGTAATAGCGTCGTCGTAATATATTGGATTTCTACTACTATTCGTATTACAGTTAACTTGAGTTAAAGAAGCAAAATCTCTAACTAAAGTATCAGTTATTCTTACACCAGAATTAAGGATATATTGCGTCATTGGTTTTTCACCTCTTCAAATCTATAATACAGTAATGTGTCTCTCTTTCTTGGGGTTAAAGTGTAAAGAGTATCAAAGGTTTTTCTGGCTCCTTTTGTTATAGAAAAATCATGTAACTGTCCCATAAATTGAGTACTTCTAGCCGTTTTTCTATATCCATTCTCCCACGGATTATGAGTAGAAGGAACGTTATATTTGTTTGATAAGAAACCAAAAAGTTCTATTCCATAAGCAGTTGAAAAATTACTATCTTCGCTTATTATCATAGCAGCAATTTCTAAATGAGTGTTTGCTTCTCCAGCAGGATTTGTTGTTTCACACCCAATAGCATTAATTGTTAATGTGCCTAATCCTGTCACGTTATCTGTTTCTATGAGATTACCATCACACCAATAATAAGCCACATTTCCTACTTTTTGTATTCTTATAATTGAAAATCCTTCTCCAGAAGCAGGGAGAATATCATTACTACTTGTAATGGTGGTACTACCATCTGATAATACTAAATTTCTACCAACAAATTTAATCACATGACTACCACCAGTATTACCTAATACAATACAATCATCTCCACTATTTTGAACAACCATAACAATATCATAATTAGTAGCCAAACTCATTGTTCCACTACTTACTTCTTTAAGTCCAGCATCTTCAAAATCAAGAATCGGATAACCGTTAAGTGTATTATTATAATCTAAAGTAGGAAGACCAGTAGTTCCTCCCGATGCTGCTTCAAAATTAGCACCGCTACCAGCATTTGTAAGTGTTGAAAATGTGCCATGTGCTTGAGTAGCCACACCATCACTATCTATCCAATATTCAGGAGTGGATTTACTAACACTTTGAGCAAGAGAAGCATCTTGTCCAATATACGAATCAACTTGACCCCAATCAAATGTATCAGGATTAGCGTGAGTATCTATTTGTGCTCTAATTCCATTAATGTAAATAGCCATATCACCAGTTGATTTATCAAAAGTAGCAGCGATGTGAAATATAGATTCAGCATATATTGCTTGTTTAGGTGCTTCAGTATAGACATTGCCAGAAACCCCACTTGCAGGTACTTCTGCTGGTGAAAAGGTAACAGTTGCTGATGATAAATTAGAAACAGTTCCAATTAACACTCCAGCATTTGTGTATAATTTTTGATTAACAGCAATATATTCTTCAGCAGTATCACCAACTGTAATTTGAGAAGTAGAATCTCTACTTGATATGGCTAATTTGGTACTACCATCGTTAGTCACAGGAACATATTTCAATTCATCATTTGTGGCTGTATATACTCCATCTGTTATATTATAATATCCAGTGGTTCTTGGTGAAATTAAGGCAGAACTTTCTATTGTTTTTGTGCTACCAGTTGTTATTACTTTGAATACTATTTTGTAATCTGCTGGTTGATTATGATTAGTAGAAGTAGTATTTTGTAAATATAACTGTACTTTAGAATTAGAGAATAACATCATTTTATGAGTAAATCTGTCGGCATAAGCAATGTAATTTAAATCTTGATAAGTTACAGGAGTTGTATCTCTGGTATTTTTATCTAAAGAAGGCATAACTTTCTTAGAAGAAACAGACGTAGCATAATTAGTATCTAAGTCGGCTTCATCTCTTTCTTCCCCATATCCATTCACATCATATGGTGTAATTACAGTTTCAATAGTAAAAGAATCATCATGGTCCCAAAACCCTCTTACTTGAGAATCAAATGGAATCTTGATATAACCATTAGACATAACTGGAAATACAAGACCGTGTTTCTTTCCAACATAGGCTGTTAATGTCATTAACCTACCACCGTTGCTATTTCAAATTCTAAACTAAATTCAACAAAAGGGCTACCCCCTACTATAGTTGTAGAAAATGATTTAACAACTCCAGATAAACCACCACTAGTTGAACTAGAGGGAAATTGAGAACCCAGTGTTGCGTTTAACAAATTACCAGAATTATCTGCTTCTCTTGTTTTCCAAGTAAAAGGAATATCTACTTCATCAGGAGAACTTCTTTGTGCGTAAGCAGCATCACCACCAGCAATACTACCAGTTTCAGAAACCTTTGAAGGATAAAGAATAGTTAACTCATCTAAATTCTGGTCTTTTTGTAATGCTGAAGAATCAACAAAAGAATGAATTAATTGAGAAACTTCAATGGCACCCATAGTAACAGAAGCGGTATGGGTTTTATTGATTATCTGTTCTGTAATAACACCACTTAGAGAAACACTCTTTGTTGACATACCTAAATCAATTCCTATTACTTGAGATTCCCCACTAATAAAACCTGAAGCGGGAATAGGAAATGTTGGGGCTACTTTATTCGTAGTTATTTGGATTTGTTCTGCCTGTAAAGCAATAGTATCTATCATGTTATTAGCGTTAGTTCTTCTACCAAGACTAAGAAAAACATCGTGTGTTATTGCCATATTCAGAACCTCACTGGAGTAGATGTACTCCTGCTAATATTCTTTAATACTTTATTTCCAATCTTCTTAGCAATTTCATCTAATTCTCTATCTGATGCACCAACCCTACCTTGAACATTAACTGTAATATGATTTCCACCCCTTGGTCCATTAATATTAGGAGAAGATAATGGAGTAACTTGAACGTGTTCTCTTCCACCAGCATTATCTCCAACCAAAAGAGGAGTAGGACCACTGGTAATGAAATTAGCACCAGTTGCTGCTCTTTGTCCTCTAAATAATGCAGATATACCCCCACCAAGAAGCCCCTTTCCTGTGAAAATTTTCAAAACTCTATCTATAGCAATACCTATTGCAACAGAAGCAGCAACAAATGGACCAAATATTGGAGCAAGAACTGTTACTAATCCCGTAACAGCAAAGGTAAGAAGGGCCGCTTTAATTATTTTACCTAAACCTTCAGTTTTTTGATTTAGTAAACTGTCCATTCCTTTAATTATATTTTCAGGTAGTTCTTTAATAAAATTAGAACTAATATGTGCTGCTTCTGAAACAGTTTTTTGAAATATTTTCGTAAGTAGATTAGCTAAACCTCCCACTATAGTACCTAATAATTGCAGAATTGACCCTAATGCATAACCCACAATATTAACTAAGCCACTATAAATTCGCTCCGCTGCTCTTTCGGCTCTATCTGAATTACCTTGAAATAAACCAATAACTAAATCTACCATACTGAATAAAGTAGCAGCAGCCCAATACAGTGTTTTACCTAATGAAACTACAACTGAAAAGAGATTAGAACTTAACCATTTAACAGCGGAAAATATTGCATCTACAGTCCCCTTAAACGCCCCTCCTGATTTGTATAATTGTCTTAAAGTAAAGACGGCTAAACCTATGAGGGTTCCCCAAAACATTACTTTACCAAATATTATTAATCCTTTCTTTAAGTAACCCATCAATAATTTACCCATAGCTTGAGTATCTTGAAATCTACTTCTAAATCCTTCAATAGATTCATCTATTTTCTTCTTTTCTTCCTTATACATTTCTAGTGCTTTAGCAACTCCATCCTTTCCTTGTAATAATACTAAAGATTCTGCTAAATCCATTCCAGCAACAGCTTCAGCAGCCTGTTTATCTGTCATACCTGTTACATCAATACCCTCTAATTTACTAACTATTTCTGTATATTCTTCCGAAGCACTCGCTAATTTACTCAAATTTTCTGCCTGCTCGATTAATCCTTTCTTATTTTTATCTTGAACTTTGTACAAAACAGCAAACCCATCTGCGACTGCTCTAATTTTATTTTGAACTTTCCATAAAGGGCTACCAGAAATTAAACGACTAACAGCCGTCCAAGCTTTACTTTCTGAAGATGCTTTTGCTAAAGTTCTTCCCCAACTATCCATACTTTGGGAAGAGACATCAACTAAACTGGAGAATTTAGAATATACTTTTATCTGTTTTTCTGTTTCTTTCGTCTGTTCTCTTAACTGTTTTAGTTCGTCTAATCTACTTTTTTTAATGGCTTTTCTTTGTTTTTCTTGTGTTGATAATGCTTCTGTTAATGCGGGGAATATGGTATATACTAAATGTTGCATATCTCGACCTAATTGTTCTATACTCCCCGCAGCCAGCCCAATCACCCCTTCATTTTCTTCTGTATCTCCTCAGCTTCTAACTCTTTCATTGTAATATGTATAAATAATAACTCCTTAAACATTGAATATGGTAATTGATAAAGTTCTAATGGGCTCACTCCTAATCCTTTTGATAGTGTATATAATGCAACTTTGGATGTAATACTAAAGTCTTTTTTTCTACCCCTAATTACATCCGTTATTCTTTTTTTTCTTCTTCCTCGTTTCCACCCATAACGTTTGGTAAGATTTCTTTAATTTGATTACCAACATATGGGGTTAATCTAAGTAAATCTACTGCACTAAGATTTGGTTCAGTCTTTTCAATAAAAGTTTCAAATAAATATCTAGTGGCTTCAGCCATATTAATATCTACTTCTTGAGTTCTTGGGTTAACTTTTACTAATTTCATTTGTGCTTTTTCTACTTCCAAAAAGGTGGGTTCTTTAACCCAAACTTTCAGGTATTCATCCGAATCAGGTTCTACCCTGATATAATGCATTTCTGTTTCTTGTTTTGCAAACAAGTTCGCTTTATTACTAACAATTTTCTTTTCTTTTAACATTTTTTTCTCCACCTTTTTTTACCAACAAACAAACAAACGGTGTTGGTGGAATATAACATTATCAAGCAGATTTGGAATTCTCTTCCTTACCCTCCGCTTTAGCCGCTTTCTTCTCTGCGGCTTTCTTAGCCCTTTCAGCCTTAGCCGCTGCTTTTGCGGCTTTAACATCATTTTCTATTTTTAATTTTAATTTATCAGTATAAGAATAGCCTTGTCCCATTTAATCACCCCATTAAAGCGGCATGAGTAATAATAGTGCATCCGTTTTCTTTCAACTTTCTTGGCATTACAGTTGCTTCAACAGTTACTGGCCCTTTATCATCAGGAATAGTCCAATTAGCAGTATTTGTAAAGTAATTTTGAAACTCTAATTTAATTTGCTCACCATTTGATTTATCAAATTGTAAAGTAATATCATATGTTGTTTCTTCATCTGAACGAATAAATTCTCTAAATAATTTATCGTCTGTCACTAATGCTGTAAATGATAATTCATATGTTCTTTGAGCAGGTATTCCTTGTTTAATCCCTCTATCTTGCATTCCTACAAATCTTTTATCTTGTATATTATTATTGATAGTTAAAGTAAGATTAGTTATTTTTAATAATTGTTGATTATAGATAGTAATTGTTCCATCAGTAAAGAAGAAAGGCTCAAGATGTCCTGATTGAGCACCCTTTCTATTAGAAAAGTTTTCAACTTCTTGATTTCTACGTGCATACATTTCTTCATCAATATCTAATTCAGTAACTGCTGAAGTGTTTAAATCCATAGTCATTTTAACTTCTTCATTTTCATTAGCAGTTAATGTTAGAGTATTAATTCTATTACCCCTCGCTACCCTGACAAAAGTATGACTTTCTGTTGCCGCTGAATCAATATCAGTTTTGTAAGTATTAGTGCTCTCTAATTTAGAAATAGATTGTTCTAAAGCAAAAGATGGCAGTTTAGCAGTATCCTGTTCATTGATAATATAGGTAATAAAATTACTTTCAAAATTACTTGCGGATAATGCAGCCAAAGAAATTAATTGACCTACTGTTGTATCTGTTGGCATTAAAGGAGGAACTATTTCTGTTCCTATTGTTCTGTAAAAGATTGGCCCATCTTCAATATGTGCAGTATCATCATGTAAGAAAGTTGCTTGGTCTGCTGACGCCACATCAAAGGGAGCAGAAAAACCACTTGAAGTAGCGGCTGAACGAATACCCGCAGGAACCGTTGTTGTGCTACATTTACCTAAAGCATAGTAAAGCCAATGTCCTTGATTAGAAATTAAATTAATATTCCCACCAGAAGCAGTTTCAATCCCTTTGAACTGATGAGTAAAGTTTCTTGTACCACCAAGGGCCAAATTTAACTGCCTCATTTCTACATCTATATTAGGAAAAGTTGCACTCTCTACTAAACCTAAAGAATTATCAGCGTTTAAAGTCGCTATACTAGTATCTTGAGCAGGCGCAGGACAAGGTGCTGCATATCCTCTAATAACAAAATAATCATCTGCCGCAGTTGACTCTGCTTGTGGGGTAAAATCTATTGTGGCAGCAGCAGTACTATTACCTGAATTACCAGTAATAGTGTGGGTTGATTGTAATACATTAGAAGCATTATATCTATCAATAGTGCAGCCAACATATAAATCCTTAATTAAACGAAAATGAGTTTGGTCACTATGAAATATAATTTGAGTTACATTTCCAGTTGCTGTTGTCTTCTTAATATAAAAATCAACTTCAGGAACAAAACTTAGTGTTGCTCCGCTTCCTAAGAATATTTCTTCATTTACTGCCATTTATTTTTCACCTTCTTTTACATACGTACCTACACGGCTACGGCGAATTTTTTCATTGTAACATTAACCTTGTAACCCAATAACCTTTTCGCCTTATTATTGGATTCCGTTCTTCCTCCTAATATTATATGGTTCATCTTTAAGGAGTCACTACCTATTGTTACTGTTTCTCCTTTCCTTTTTGATTCTAATGTGTATCTAAGAGATTTATACAAGCTTTCCAATCTATGATGTGCATACATGTTATCGGCTGCTCTTGTGTCTCCTCCGCTAATTGTCCGTATATGACAAGTTATATTATATGTTTCATTCCTAACATCCCAATGTATAGTTGGATATTCTATATCTTGACCGTCTTCAAATATCACAATTAAATCAGAAGAAGTAGCAGAACCTATTGCTGGACTAGTCTGATTTAACAAACTATATTGTCTAGCTTGACCTCTACTTATTTTACCAGATGTTCCATCAGTAGAACCACCAGAGGATAAATTCCTAATATCCAAAATTGTAGGTTTAACTCTATGAGCAGTGGCAATACCTAATGTATTTTGCATAACACTAGCACTTGGCCAATGTGTTCTTATGAGATTAACTGCATAAGTGACTTCATCCATTATATTCCACTTTCCTTCATTGATTTATCAACCATATTAGCTAGTTCTTTTTCTATTTTCTCAACTATGAAAGCCATTATTTCTTCATCAGAATAACTAAATTCTCCTAAACCTGTATCTTGAAATAATCTATTTCTTTCTTCGTACATTTCCTGTATTCTTTTAGTGATACGTATAATATCACTCAATCAAGAACACCCCTTCTTGTTTACCATTAACAATTTCCATTGCCTCTGTTCTTAATATATCGTATTTCTCTTTAACAGATATTTGATTTCCAGACTCAGTAATAAGTACAGTTGCATCATCTGAACGTAGTATCTCACAAGCAACTAATTTAGTTGCAGCATCAGTAATAACTGCTGGGACTGTTCCACTACCAGCAAAATAAGTAGCCCTAACAGAATTAAGATGAATATATGGGTATTTATCTCTAAAGAAAATCCTACCTTCTCTACCTATTTTCCACCATTCTTCTTTTCTACCGCTTTCTTCTTTATCAGTAAATGAGCCAACCTCTACACCTTGAGTAGAAGTGGTAGCTGCATTTCCATTCATATATATGGTACAATTAGCACCATCATCACTTGGTAATAATGATGAAATCAGAACTTTACTTGAGTCCTCAGAATCAAGACAAGCATAGAAAAAATCTGAAACTTGTTTAGCACCAGTTGAATCTGTCTGTCCTTTTGCCTGAGTTGCTCCAGTTAATGCAGCAGTTTGAGAAGGATACTTTTCATTAATGAGTGAAACAAGTTCCATTGCTGCGGTTTTATTACCATAGGTAGTATCAAATCTTGAATTAGTAGTACCAGCAAGTAAATTGAACACTAAACCATTATTAGGTAAACGAAGATTAATTGTGGTTGTTCCACTAACCATCGAGGTATAATCATTCATTGTTACAGAAGCCTCTGCTCCACAAATATTAGTCCATTGAGTGCCTTCCCAAATATCTAATCTAATCATTTTAGAAATACTATGTCTATCTAACTGAACAAAACCGAGATAATCTCTCCATCTTCCAGCAGGATAATGTCCTATTCCAGTTGTGAAATTATGATGTTCCTTTTCATATAACAGCCTCCTCCAAGAAGTTTTAGTTTTATTATCGATGAAATCCTCAATTCTTTTAATGAATTCACCAACTTCAGAATGCATAGGGGTTGTATTGGCAGTGAAATTAGGAATCTGTAGTAGCTCTGCTACCTTAGAAGAAGTAGTATAATATCCATTACCTGTAGAATAATCAGCATTAATAACGGTTGTATCTGAAGGAGACTTATATTGTGCCATAACTAATCCTCTATACCTTTTGGAATTTTATTTAAAACTCTTTCTATTTTCTCAAGTCTAGCATTTATAAATTTAAAATAATCAGCTCTAAACATCATTATTTTTTCATTTTCTTCTTTATTTCTACGTTTAACTGCTGCACTACCAGCATCAGTAGTTTCCCCAACATTTTCTCGGATTTCATGATTCACTTTATGCCTTATATCAAACACTCTAAATTCTTTTATTTCTTTTCCATCATGTATTATTTCTAATTTAAATTTAAACTCATTCAATAATAATGGGTTAACAATATAATTAGTACTATCATTATCCTGCATTATTTCTAATACAAATACAAATTTATTTTCATCAATCCAATCGTTTACAATTTCCTCAAATGTTTTATCTTCTTCAATAGATATTATATCTTTAACATATGGTTTTTCCTTATCTAATTGTATTAAGTCTTTTGATTCTGGTTGTTTTCCTTTATAGTCAACCACTTCTATTTTAATACCAGTATTATCATATCTTTTTATTTTTATATCTCCATCAGATGTAGACTCTAATTTTGCGTCTATAACTACACTAAAGTTTCCATCTTCAAGTTGATGAGGTTTTTTATCTTCAAAAACTATTGATTCTATTATATCGTTAATTTTAATGGGTGTATTATCTAAACCCCCAAATAACTCTAACTCTTTATTAACTTTATTTTTATCTTCAACATCTTTTATTTTAAAATCATCAGATATTTCTTCATATCCAATGGATTTTTTAAGGGCTTCAATACCATCAATACTGTCCATTGTATCTTTTAATGATTTATCTTTAATTTCATTTAATAGTTCTTCTAACTTATTTTTATACCAATCCGAATGTTTACTAGTATAAATCATATTTTTATTTTCAAAGGCATCATCTAAATTTCTAATAAATTTAGGAGCATAATTAGTATGTCTTTGAATAATTTGGTTTTTAGCAACAATGTATTTTTCTATTTCTTCATCTAAAATAATATTTATTTTGTTACCTTCTTCTCTACTTATTACTTTTCTATCCTTATCGTACCAAATTAATCTCATGTTTTATCACGCTAACCACTTGGCCCAAGCAGCACCCTTGGAAATCATTTTTCCTAATCCTAAGCCACTATTTGGTGGAGTATAAGACGCTTGACCAGTAGCGGGGTCAATCCAATATGGATTGTTATAATTATCATAACCAGCAGGGGGAACAGGATAACCAGATTGATTATTCATTGCGTTTTGTTGCATCATCATTTGTTGATTCATACCACCTTGAGGTGGTGCTCCCTGAATGGGCATACCATTTGGACCCATTGCAGCAGCGGCTCCAGCAGCTCCTACACCCATTGCTCCAGCAGCCATTGGTGCTCCCATATTTCCTCCACCTTGAGGGTTAGAACCATCACCAAATCCTTGGGCTTCTAAATATTGACTTTTAGCCATCTGTCTTTGGTAAACTACTTCTGAATTAACTGATGCCCCTAATATCTTTTGAATGTCTAATTCTATGTTTTCTTCAGTTATTTGTTGATATTTAGTAAGACAAGTTTTTTCTAGAATTATATCTCCCTGTGTGGCATCTAATTTAAAATGTAAATCAGCCAACATTTGACTTACTACTCTTTGTACTACATCTTCTAATAGTTTTTCAAACGTAGTCAAAAAAGCCTCACCGTGATACAGTAAAAATTCTTCAACGTGATTATCCTGTAAAGTCAAAAGATTATTCATTGCTTTGAAATTACTTTGACTATTATTATTCATTTGTGTAGCGAGCGCACCATTACTTGTTCCGAAAAGTCCCATTTTTATTCACCTAATAATTCATCTATTTGTCCTATTTTTCCTTTTAATTCTGTTAACAATGAAAATAATTTTTCCTCTGCGGTAGTAGTGTCAGCCTCTGGCGGTGTTATTTCCCAGCCCTTAGAGGTTAATGAAATTATATCCTTTTCACTTAATGTTTGCATTGGGCCTCTATTCATAAGTTGTGGTACTTTTGGTCTAGGAATATATCTTTTAAATTCTAAACCGTGTTTTTCAGCAAGAACTTGTTGTTCTAACATTTCCATTTGTTTAAAGATAGAAGAATGTCTAGGACAGTATGTTCCTTGTAATGGTCTTCCTTTATTTACGTGAGATAATGGAATAGGAGGTCTAAGATTATCCCCAGCTTCCCAAATGTGGTGTGCTCCACAAACAACACACCTATCCCTAATATTAAATCTAAATCCATACTTTTTGAATATAAATTTCTTTTTCTCTGGTAAAAGTACCTTTTTAATTTCCTTCATTTGTTTCTTTGTATCTATAGATTTAAACTCATAAGTTATAATAGGGCCAGATATTCTAGCATTATTACTTATTCTAGCACCATTAATCATTGTATTCATAGAACTATCATTCATTCCTATAATATTTGGCGTATATACCATTTGTTGCGTCATATTCAGTACTCCTTAACCATTGTCATTATTCCTCTGTAGACCATTTCGGGGTCTGACTTGGCAGATACGATGTATTTGAAACATGGAATACCCCTATCCTGTAAACGTTGCATACCGAGCCTGAATGGCTCAAAGATGGGGTGTTTATCGATGGCCCCGTTGAATTCATATTTATCTTTCCACAAATCGTATTTATTAGCCCATACTCCTACGGCTACTGGGAAGTCCTTCTCCTTCTTCTTTTTAGATTTATTCTTATTTAATCTCCAATACTCATCACAAATAGTATCGACTAGAAACTGCCAACCTAATTGGTTTTCTAAATTATATGCTTCATTTAAATGCCTATCATCAATCATAAAAATAATATATTTTACATTTCTATTTTTCATATCTTTTTTCCAAGCATCCCAATAATAAGTCTGTCCACCTACATCAGCCGTTTTGATAGTTCTAGAATCTTTATCTATTTTTACTACCTTTCTAGTGGCTCTTTTTAATCCAACTGTTCTATCTTTAACTACAGGTACTTCACCTCTAGTTCTTAATTGATGATGCAAAGTAGTTTTACCAACCTTGGAAGCACCATAGACTCCAAAATTTAAAGCGTGTAATCTTTGGTATAATTTTGCTGCTGCCTCTGCTGCTAATATAGAAAATCCTGTTAATAATGTAGCCATTTAGCCCAATCCAAATAGGTGTTTGATTTTAGAAGCAAACATACCTAGGAAATTTATGCCGTTAGCTCCTAATATGTTACCAAGAAAAAAACACACAACAGATACTATTGCTCCCCATAATAAAGCACGTATTTTAATAAAAAACACGTCTGCTGAATGTGCTCTCGATAAATCATAAGCTAATGATTGTTCATCAACGCCTAATAATCGGTCTAGCATTTTTATCACCAATCATTAATTATCATTCCAGAGCCTTTAGAAATTGTTCAGAAACCTCATCATAAGGTCCACCTTCACCTGAAGCCCTATAGTAACTTAAGTTTCTAGAGCTCATAGTTTCACGAATTTTCTGTCTTTGTTGTTCATCTCTATTTTTCTTCTGCCAATACATGTCTATTTTTCTATTCAATAACCATGTTTCTAATCTCTCATTAACCGCTAAATCGAACAACGCCTTTTGTAGCATAATCACACCAACTGTAATTAAAGAAAATAATATGGCGTGAGATATTGCGGGGAAAGGTAATTGTGCTCCATATACTGAATAAAAATAAACATTCAATCCAGAAACTGCCCCCACATACATTATCGTCATTACTAACCTTGTGTCTTTATCTATAGCCGCCATTCATATCCCTCATTATTTTTTTATTCCTTAATTAAACTCTACAGTAAATGTTGTTCCTGTTCCACTAACATCTGTAACATCTGCAAATAAACCAGTAGTAAACCTTACCCCATGCATATCTGCTTCGTTATATGAATCTCCTTCAGATGCTAAACCAACATATAACATACCTAACATATTAGCATCGTTACATGCTCCTTGTGATAAACAATCATGAATTGTTACATATCCGGTGTCTGTTCCGGTTGCAAATCCATGAATGCTAATTAGTTTACCAACACCTGTATAAATCAATGTGTCAGCACTAATAGCCCCACTGCTTCTACATCCACCTATACCCGTCATATTCTCTCCTCATTTTCAATATTAATTAAATGTCACTAAGAATTTAGTTGCAGTCCCTGCTACATGAGTAATCTCAGCAAATATACCGTTTTTGAACGTGACACCATGCATATCTGCTTCAACAAAATTACCAGCAGTTCCAGTAGTACCAACATATAACACGCCAATAGTATTTGCGGCACTAGCATCACCAGCAATTAAACAGTCATGTAAAACTACATATGCTGAATTATCAACTGGCCCAGTAGTAACAAAAGACATACCAGTAATGCTAATTAATTTACCTGAGCCAGTAAAAAGTAATTTGTCAGCACTAAAGGCTCCGCTACTTCTACAGCCTCCTATACTACTCATTTACAATGCCTCACTAGTAAAGTCTAAAGAACAATATCGTATAAGTCTACTTATCGCTCTTTTCTTCTTCTGAAACTGATTCTTTTTCTTCCTTAGCCGGTTTTTCTTCCTTTTTAGGAGCTGACTTTTTAGGTTTCCTAGAACCAGTTAATGATGATTTAGCTTTAGATGCCATCGATTTTTTCTTAACAGGAGCTGGAAATAGGGTTTCTTCTACTTTACTAGCATCTGTCTTCAATTTTAAAGCAATATTTTCCAAAAGACCCGCATCAATATCCTTAAAATCTGATTTATCAAATTCTACGGTTATATTATGTGAATCCATGTACATCATTGCGGATTTAATAGAAATATCAGTTTTAACATCTAATACCAATTGAGTCCCATCAAGGGTGACGAAACCGCCACCACTTTGTTGGGTTGCCTCAATTAAAGTAGCCTTAGCCACTATAATCACCTCAAAGGTTTCCGGTTACTTCTACTACGATATATCCCAAATCTCCAACAGCAGCATTAGCTCCTGAAGACATAACAGTTGCAGATAGTTCTCTTGTAGATGTGTCTTCCATAGTTGTGTCTCCATCAGCACCGACAACTTCTGTCCAGTGAAGAGTTTGGGTTTCTTTTCCCACAACCCTAATTGATGAGATTGTAGATAATCCAAATTCAGAAGCAGTCAATAATTCATAGGTTGGAGTTATTGTGATTTCATCGTTAGTTGCATCGGCTGTAATTCCATTAGATTCTACTGTAATTACTGTGGCGGTTGAAGCAGTTACTAATTTAACTCCATCATTTCCTCCAGTTGCAGCACTTCCAATTGTAATGTGTCTACCTACAGCGGGTTGTGTAAGAGCAGTTCCACTTGCATAAGTTATTGTCTCACCTGAATTAGCTAGGTTAACTGTACTTGTTACTTCAGCATCACGATATGCTGTAACGTTTACTTTTGCTCTAACTAAATACTCGTCACCAACTACTTTCGCTCTACTCAATCCCTTGTGGTCTTCGATAAAGGTTACTGTGTGTGTCATATTTTTTTCCTCCTTTTTTTTCTCCTAAAGATAAAGCTCAGAAAAGGTTAGTAATCTTGCCTTGTCCCTTGAAGAAGGTACATCCAGTCTCACCCATTGTTCGGTAAAGTCCTCGGTTTCCGAGTACTCCAACACCGAATGGATTTCCGTGACTAATACCATCCTCAAAGTATTGGGTTGGTTTTAGTGTAGCGAACCACAAATGGTCTGTGTCTAGTAAGAGGATGTCAGAAAGTTTAGTTCCTGAGTATCCACCAGTTGATGGCATATCTTTTGCTGGAATTAGTGGGATATCGTAGTATGTTGCAACACGGAATCCTACTTCTGCTCCCTTTACACCCTTTACACCGTTATGGGTTGGCATTACCTCTTTAGAGTCCATGAATCGCTCTTGGCTCTGTAGAAGGTCAGAGATTGCCTGAATTGTGTCGTATCCTGTTAGCATAACTTTAGGTGCTCCACCATTCAATCGTAGGTTCTGTATTACACTGTTAATTATACTTAGTGTGAATTGACGACCAGCAGTTGCATAGCTTCCACCAAAGTTTACTTCAGCATCCAAGTAAGATGCAGCACTTCGGGTTGCTCCGTAAATGATTTTTGCATCATCGTCAGTATTTGCGTAGTTGTTTGTTCCACCGATTGATGAAAGGTTGTGAATACCGACTGTATCTGCCAATTCTCCGAATGAGCTAACTATCTTCATTAGAGATGTGTATTGTTCACGGATTCTTCCGTTTGTTGCTGAAACATCTGCACCAAAGTCATCGTACATTTCTAGAGGCATAACTAGCATCTTAGATTGTGATTCAGCATGGAATTTACCCATGTCTTCACGGATTAGCTTACGTAGGTCGCCAACACCGTCATCGATTTTTGCCATCTCAGAAGCCAATTCGCTGTAGTCAAACATGTGAGCTACAATCTTTGGGTTCATGTATAGGTTAGCATACTCTGGAGCCATTGCAAGAAGAGAAGAAGAACCGAGTGCTTCGTTTTCTCCTACTCCACCAATTATATCTGCATCAGGTGCAGCAGTTCCTTGTGCAGCAGTTCCAGCAGTTGTTGATATTCCAAAAGCAGCTCCACTTCCACCTTGTGGCCTGTTTGTCATTACTCTCCATCCACTTGCTGTGTATGGCCTCTTTGGTAGAATTGAAAGTGGGTTGATTTCTTGGTTAATCATTGACCAAACTTTCTGTCCGTAAATGATATTGTAAAGGTTAGATGCACCAGTTGTAGCTGTACCGTTAAGGTTAATTGCATCTCCAGAGGAACCGGGGAAACCGCTTCCTATTGAACCAACAACTCCAGCAGCTTTCAATAGACTGTTACCTGCTAGTCCACCGAAGTTACCGTAAGTTGCGGCTTCCAAATCTTTCATTGTGTTAATGTATTTTGTCATTCTTTTCATCTCCTTATTTTTATTTTTATTTATCTAGTTTAGAGTTGAGCCTCCAATCTCTCAACTAGAGCGTTAATGTCATTCCAGTCCATTTTTGCGAGTTCGTCGCTGTCTGGAAGGTTAAGTTCTGATACCGCTTCTTCTTGTTTGCGGATAACTTCTTCTTTGTTCTCATTAAGAGTAGATAGAAGGTCTGTAAATTGTTTCTTTAGTTCTGCTACTTCTGCTTTAGCATCATAGTTAGCTTTCTCCATTTCTTCAGCCTTTGCTACCATCTCAGAATCGAATCTTGCTTGGAATTTATCTTTAATTGCACCATAAGCTGCTTTTTCTAGTTGTTCTGCCTTAAACTCTGCATAAGCTTTCTCAAGGTTTTCTGGAGAAAGGTCAAGAGTTGATTGGTCGTTAAACTTAGCCATATAGTTACTGTCCAATTGGTCAGGTGCTTCGCTTACTAAATCACCAGCTCCACCGTGTTCAATTTCTCCGGCGTCGTTGCTGTCTTTAGATTTCTGTTCCATTTCTTTATATTCCATTGTAGAAACCTCTTCTGCTTCTGGAACATCCATTTCTTCAATCATTTCTTTTTCTTCTTCTTCTTTCACTACTTCGGTCATATTATTTGCCTCGTTGGATATTTCTTCCTTTTTCTCCATGTTCTTATTAAGTGTTTCCGTTAGTTTCTCCATATTATTAGAAATTTCACTATCTTTAGCCACTTCCGAGTTATCTTTTTCTAAAAGTTCGTTTAATGCATTTAATGCCTTTTCAATTTCATTCATTTCTTTTCCCTCATTTTCCATTTTTAATATGTCAAACTTTGCTTCAGGGTTAATTCCCTTTTCACAAATTGTTACTTCATGGAGTTCTAATTTAGAGATTTCATTATAATCCCCATATTCTTTATGTCCTTTCTTTCTCTTTTCTAGGGCTTGTCCTCCTATACTAAAAGAACGAAGAGAACCATCTCTTATTTCTCTACTAACTTCCTTTGCTTTTTCTATATCTTCCCTCATTTTAATAACTACAAAGAAACCAACATCATCAACTTCAGTTTTCCATAATCTACCAGATTTATCTCTATACTGAGGGATTACTTCACCAACTTGAACATTAGAATGGTTAGTCATTACATTTCTAAATTTACTTATTTTCATATATTTACTAACAGCTTCATCTAAAGCTCCTAATGTGATTAAATCATTCTGTTTATCTACCATTTCAATAGAAGCATATCCTCCTATTACTAAGTCATCCGACTTAAGAATAGAAAAGGAATCATTTCTAATTGGGGAGATTGCGCCCATAATAGCAGAAGCACTCATTGAAGGGGCTTTCATAAATTAACTATATTAACTGTTCCTGAATTTTAAATCAGAAAACTTATCTTCTTTAATATCCCAAACACCATCATCTGTGTCTGAATCAACTGGTTTAGTTTCAATACCAGTCCAAGCTAACCAAGTATCTTTATCCTTAACTGGTATAACTCTAACATGAAATTTAGTATCAAATTTATTACCAGATAACATATATTCGTGATATCCATCTCTTTGAACTCCTAATTCTACTTTACCTGAATCAATAAGTTTACCTTGTTTAAAATGGGTTTCTATTTGGGCAGGGAATTTACCAGATTTACCGAATAAAGAAAATATATCTTCTTCATCTTCTATATCTATTTCCCACCCAAATAACTCATCACTTACATTAAACATTATACATAAATTATCATTATCTTTTTTATAGATTTTAAATTCGCCTTTTCTATATTTATCGGGAGTAGAGTAATCTTTCTCTATCGTATCATCGGTGTGAAAAAAAGTATCTTTAGTTTTATCATAAGAGATATCCTGTAGTGTTTTCATCCAATTTTTTAATTTCATACCATCAGAATCAAACAAATTATTGAAAGCTGTGAAGTGTTTTTCTAACACAAATTTTTCTATTAATTCAAAAGAAGACTCACCTGTATTTATTAAGAAATTCCTAAGTGATAATCTAAATTTTGATTTTTGGGTTTTCAACATCTCTTCTATTTCAGTCTTCCAAACATCAATATCTAGTAATGCATTTTTGGCCATTAAATTGTCCTCTTCAAAACCATAAAAAGTAAACCCGTCTAAATCTGATTTAATAATAGCAGTAGTTTCACCATGTATAACATCAGAAATACGATACCCTTTTTCTAAAGCCTTTACATCATAATTTAATGAACGCTTTGTATCTTGCGATAATAAATCTAATGTGATTAATTTTTCAGGTAATTCAACTTCGGGAATCTCTATAACTTTAGCAGAGAATAGTTTGTAACCACCATTCTTATCTTTCTTCACTTCATCTATTTTCACTCTAATAATAGTACCAACTTCAACGTCTATTTTAGTATTCAATGCTTTACCTACTTCCAAATATTTTCTATCATTAATCACTTTAGTATTTTTAAATTCATCACTATCTGATAATGGTCCAGCACCTAGAGTATAAGTAAACATGTCTGATTTAGTAGTTTTCTTATCTAATACCATCATATCTAAATCTACAAATTTCTTCCACTTAATCCACTTTGGATTTTTCTTAGTCCCTATAAAATAAGTTGATGTAATGTCCTTTATTACTACCCCCTCAGCAGTAGGTATTTCCATTATTTCCTTTGAATACTCTTCTACTTCTTTAATAGAATCAGCATAACGAGTATCTTTCTTAGAAGGGAATGCTAGTTTCTCATCTGAATGGGTTGAATAATTATTGAAGAGTATAGCCACCCTTTCGGATAATTCTTCTTCATGTAATTCTCTGTCTTCATGTCTCATAATATCAAAGACATGCGCTCTTAATTCTGAATCTTCTGCTTCCTTTCCTTTGAATATTCTAGCAACAACTTCAGCCCTATGTAATGGTTCTTCTTTCTGGAAAAGCATCAACTCAGCATCTAATATACAATCACCAAAATGTTTAGCTCTCATTATTTTCTTCTGTTCAGGACATTTATCTGTAATGTCTTTACCATTAAAAGAGTAAATCTTAATTTGTTCATCTATTTTATGAATCTGTATCCTCATACCATCATATTTTTCTTGAACTATCCACTTACCAGTAAAACCTCTTAACTCATTTAAATCATCTATCTCAAATATCCTATACATTGGTTTGTTAGGTACTAAAAAATGAACATCAGATTTCTGTGCTTTTTTTAAACTAACAATATTGTCCCATTTAGACTGACCGTGATGAGAAACATAAATTTCCTCTAATAGTTTTCTAGCAGCTTTATATTTACCACCTATTCTTTTACTATCTTTACCATCAGCATAATGTTCTACAATAAAATCGATAACATCTTTTTCAGCTAAATTGAGCCCTTTGTAACCTTCACTTATGGTATCTGGTTCTAAATCTTTAATTTCCCAAGCCTTATCACTCAACGATTTATCATGTATTCTTATTGCCCAGTGTATAAATTTAGCAAAGAGAGAAGGATTGGACATTAAATTATCAAATGTTTCTTCTCCAAACTTTATACTAAAGGGGTCCTTTACCATATCAGAAGAATATCTTAATTCCTTTATTTGAGAATAAATCTCTCTTGCAATATCTGATTCTACATCTTCAGCTCCATCAGAAAATAAATCATCCTCAGATATCTTCGATTTTATTTCTTTACTAAATTCATCAATATCATCCCACTGTTCACGTAAAACCTTTATCTCAGATGACCATTTCTTGCCGTATTGTCTAGGGTCTGATAAAGCAGAAAGATATGACATTCGCATTTTTTCAAAAAATTGAATGACCCTGAGAGTTATTGGGGTATCTTTCGTAATAGAGACAGGCACACGAAATCACCTAGTCTTCTTTTTTAGAAATATTACCACTTGCGTATTCTCTCTTTCCTTCCTTAACGGTAGTACCTTCACCATTAGCAAGATGTCCAGTTCCTAATACGGGTGTGGTATCTTTCTGACCCTTTGTTCTTTCAATTTTAACTTCTTCGCCAATGACGAATTTCATCAGTTTTTCTACATACTCTGTTCTTTCATTTGTCATATCATTCACCACCTAATCTACTAACTAAATCATTTATATCGTCCCAACTCATCTTAGAAATAGTATCTGAATCAGGCACATCAGTTCTTTTACCCATTGCTGGTACAGGGGAATCAGTCGTAACAATACCTGATTTCATTAAGATATTATCGTTATTATATACTGTCTTTTCTATTTTCTTTATTCTGCCTACTAATTCTTTTAGTAGGTCTACCATTTCATTATTTTCTTCTGTCATTTTTCTTCCTCTCCTAAACCACCTGAACTTTTTGGATATACTACTTTTCTAACTTGTCGGTATAGTTGCTCATACTGCTTACGTAGTTTGCTCGCAGTGGCAACCATATCAATATTCTGCTCACCAATGGATTTCATTTTCTTATCTAGTTTAGAGTCACCCTTAACTAAATCAAGAGATTGCATCATTTCAATTAAATCCCCTAATTTAGTAAAGTCCTGACCAAAATATTCTGATGGTTCAGCAGCTTGAAGTGTTTTCTTAAGTTTCTTTTTCTTTTTAGAATCTAAAGCATTAAGAATTTTATTCTCTTCTTTTAGTACATTTTCCCAAGTCATTTAATTCACGCTCCAAGTATATTCTCCTTCTTCTTCTATAGCTTCAGTAATTTCTTTAATTTCCTCAGATGAAATATTTTTCTCATCAGCAAGCCTTCTAGCCTCCTCAAACCTTTCACCATATTTTAACTCACTTAAAAAATTCTCATAATTACTTTCAGTCATTACTTTTTCCAAATAGTTTAACGAATCAATAACATTACCATGTTCTTCTAAAGGTAAATAAGAGATACCTTCTTTCTTAGTTTGAGAAGTAACATAAATAATAGCATCAAATAAAGATTCTTCTCTAGGTTTAACCTCTAAAGTATTATATTTTATTTTTTCATTTAAAATCTTTTCAATCTTAGATACCAATCCAATCCATTCAGTTAACATGAATTCAGGAATATAATTAAAATCCTCTTTAATTTCTATTTCTTCTTGACCAATACCAGCTCTAATATATGCAATTAAATCATCTCTATCTTTATCTTTTAATTCCATTTTAACTTCTTTTATTTCTTCTTTCTGTTTTTCAGCCTGTTGTTTTAAGTCCTCAAGTAAACCTTCATATTTTTCCCTTATGGTTCCATCTTGATATTGTCTTAAAGCGTATATATTTTTATTTATGTCTTTAGGATTAATTATTTCATCTATAGACTCTTCAACATCTCTATCATAAATAGTAACACCTAGACCGTCTATATTCACGGCCCTTGTTATTTTAGTCTTGAAATCCCCTAATATCTTTTCCAATGCTTTTAGTCCATCTTTGTATTCCTTAGACTTACCAGCCTTTAGAGTCTTCAAGTATTTCTCATGGGATTTTGTATCTTCAATAGTACGGAGTTCTACTAAAGCTACTTGTATCGCATCTTGAATTTTCTTTAAAACGGGGGCATCTTCTTCTTTTATTCCAGCTATTAATTGTTTAAGTTTCATTAAATTAGATTCTAACACTTCTATATGTAAAACATCATCACCATCAATAATTTTAGTTTTGGACGTTTCTTTACCTTCTCTACTTAGAGATTCAACTTTAATTTCTTCTCGGCCACTAAACGGTTTAACTGTTTTATCGTCAGAATATATGTTTTTATTTTCTTCAAGTAATTTAGCTATCTTTACTAATTGGCTATATAACTTAGATTCATTAGCAAAAATACCTTTTTTTGGTTTAACTTTAAGTCCAATAATAAAATCTTCCCAAGTTACATTACTTTGTTTTAATATATCTTCAATATAACATTTCATCATAATAAACGGGTCATTCGTTTTTATAAGATGTGCTTTAAGAAGAGTTGACATTTATTTAACCTCAATAGAATGGTCTATTCTCATGGTTCTGTTTTCTCTTTTTAGGTACATGTATATAGTTAGGCATATCTGAATTTGATTTAGGCTCTGGACGAACTTGATTATTATCTAAACTCATTGGAGTTAAATCTTTATTCTTCGTTACTGTCTTTTCCTTTTGGGCTAAGATTCTCTCAGCAGTCATCAATTCTTTTCTCATTTTAGTTGCTTCTTCTCTTGTTGTCATATCATCCAACTCTCCTTTCTGTTCTTCTATCTACGTTATTATTAGCGGCTTCCTTGGGTAAACCTTTAGCCCGATTAGGTGGACCTACACTCATCTTAGGTTTAGGACTTTCTCCTTTTACTTCCGCAGGTTTACCTGCTTCAGCCATTGTTGGTCTAGTTCCAGCCTCCATCATTTGTCCTAATTGTGATTGGTCGATATCTGTTCCAGCATAAGGGTCTGATTCAAATACTTCTTCTTCCTTGGATTCTCCACCTTCTGTATCTGGTTTAGGTTCAGGTTTAGAATAAATGAATTTACCATTTTCATCCATATCAACTTCAAATCCGAGATTCTTAATTTGACCAGCGATATTAACTTCAATTTCTCTTTTTCTCATAGTTGCTATTTCATCTTCTTCTTCAGAAGGTGGTAGTACTATATCCCAATCAGTTACACCAAATTGTCTAACAATAAAAGGGAATACGTATTTATTCCAAACGTTTTGAGCCATTTCTACTGCTCTATTAGTAACAAGTATTTGCATCCCTTCGTTATTCAACCCACCACTAGTAGAGTTATCTGCCATGAAGATTTTACTTACACCATAGAATGCAGCAACTCTATCTCTCAAGTCTTCTTTAACCGAAATATAATCCATTTCTTTTAATGAATCCATGAACTTAACCCACTCAACAGAACCCCTTCCGTTCTCTGCTTCTATTCCCATAACAGGAATAAAGTGGGCATCTTGCTCCATCTTTTCTTTAACTCCTCTCCAAAATGTTCTCATTGATTCAATATTCCTTGTTTGAACAGCAAGAAGACCCTTTGGCATTCTAGCCTTAGTATATGCTTGATTGATATAATTCTCCATAGCAAGTAAAGTAGTCAAATGATTCCACATTGTTACTACAGGACTTGTTCCATAAAGGCGGCTAGGAGAATATTTACTAAAGTGAAGAACTTCTCCTTTGATAAAATGCTGCTCAGAACCGTGAGCTCTATTTATGTAATGGACTGGATATAAATCACCATTACATTCTCCGCACTTCTCATGTGGTGAGACTACTGATACATGTCGATGGTGAATACAAGTAAAGGATTCACTTCCTTTATTACCGTCTTCATCACAAACAATTGCCATAGAAACAGGGTCAGCACGATACATTTGTTTAATGCGGTGCGCTCTGATATTACCATTACCATCAATAAAATATTCTTTAACTAATACAAGATAAGCGTCATCCATAATATTCAGGTCGTCCTCTAGTTCCTTTAGAACATCAATGAACATTTGTTCAGCATCATTAACATAAGAAGATTGCATGAATTTATCAGCATATTTTTTCTGCATTTTATTTGGTTTATGTAAATTTAATGACTGGCACTCAGAACACTCTTTAACAAAATTATCATGTTCATTACCACAATCATGACATTTAACTTCAAACCTAGGGCTCCATTGATATCCTCTTCTGAAAATTTCATTCTTTAATTGTGTAATACAGGTCCTTAAAATAACTGAACTTTCAGCTACATGGTAAACTAAAGGGCCAGTCATCATTAAAGGATGATGTCTTTCTTGTATTCCCATTTGATAGACTTCTCTATCAGCAGGGACAGGGGTAGTTTTTCTAAAGAAATTAGATATAGAAAACCTCCTTTTTTCTTCAGTCATTCTTCTTCAGCCTCCTGTGGTCCAACATGTTCAAATAAATAATCAGAGGCATCATCTAAACTAGACCACTCCTCTTCACTTAATTCATATCCTTCAATTATACCTTCTAATTCATCAATAGCGTCATTTAAATCTTCTTTCACTATAACACTACCAATTTGTTCTAATTCATCCATAACACGCATTTTACTATTCTCCTTATATTTGTGAATCTGTTCTACATCTATATTGTCTTTAGAAAAATCATAATTAATATGGTCAGCATGATTCGCCCATTTCATTAATTTAAAAAGCTCTTTCATTCTTCCTTTTGCCCAATCTTGCTTTTTATGGTTTTTCTTTATTCTAATTAATTCAGTAAGAATATCTGCATTATCACCCTTCATTCTGAAATAAGGACGACATTTTTCTAATAATTTAGTTATATCATTTTGAGAATAAAAATTTAGCCGCTGAACAGCCCTTGTAGCTTGGGGTGATTTTTGGTCAAGGTGTAATTTACCAATACCTAATTCCTTATGTAATTCAGTAACAAACGCTTTACCTCTATTACCTGTAGCTATAATGCCTATTCTCGGATTATGGTTTCTATCCATTGTAATGTACCCATCAGAATCAATGAATGCAGCAGTATAAGCATAGAGGTCTTTCTTTATACCCATAGGTAATTTATAGTATTCCCCATCTACATTACTAATATTCATCTTATCTGCAACTTTACAAATTATTTGAGGGGAGGCCCTTCTATGTAATTTATCAGGTAATCGGTCATATATCTGCCTAGCAGATATACCTTGGTTCTCACATACACTTTTTAAAACGAAATCATCTAATTGTTTAGAAATATTATTCTTTATTACTTGATTAGGAATACCAGTTACAATTTTTCTAAAAGACCTTTTAGCATTAGTCATAGATTTAGTCAAAGAGGAATAATTACTATCATAATTGTCGCCTCTATGTAGCTCTGCTTCCCAATATTTACAAAGAGATTCTATAACTTCCCTCCTAGTTTTACCATCTTTAATTGAATGTAATTTCTTTAAATCTGATTCAGTATATCTCATTTGTCTAAGAGGGGTTTCATATGGAGCAAGCCAATAAATAGATTTTATACAGTCACCAAGATGACTAGAATAAGCCACAATTAAATTCTCTATAGCCTTAGTGAATATTTCCTTTTCTTCCCCCTTTAGGGTTCGTCTATGTTTCTTAAGTTCCTTGACTATGGTTGGAATTGTTTTATCGTTAATTTTGTACTCTTTTGGGAAAGAAGAAAGAGTAGATTTAGCTTCCGTAACATTAATGTTATATTTTTTAGATACACTCATAGCCACTTCATAATCATCCATTATGGGTATAGAAGATATCCAATTTTTAATAGTAGAAAGTTCAGACATAATGTCTTCTTCTTCATCCTTTAGCTGGGCATATTCTTCTATATTTTTAGCCTGTTCTCTAAGATTATCTCCTTGTTCACCTTTAGAAATTAAGCCCAAATAAACCACCTCCCGCTATCACTGGCTGTGGCTCCTTGTTATCAAAGATTTCCATGTCGTCCAACAAAATAAATGATTCTAACATATCATGAGTTGCAGAATTAGCAATAGCAAGCCCCATCACTAAATCATCATGTGCTCCTACACCTTCAAACTTACCGTTATCGGTTATACTAAACATAGATAATTCTTCAACCACATTATCGGTAACTTTTCTTGATTCATCGTTACCTCTAGGAAAAATAATTTTGCCGTTCTCAATATTCATCTGCAAATTTAAGATGATTTCTTCTTTCTTACGGCGGGTCATAGTAACATCTCTAATATTCAAATCAGTTTCATTACGCAACTCTTGAGTAAAAGATTTAGCAAAAGTATTAGTTTCAAAGTAAATAGCATCTGGCTCAAACAATTTACCAATCATTTTTATTTTATTGATGTTTTCTCTAAATTCAACATTTTTCTGTCTATCAACATATATTATTCTTTTATTTCTATCCTCATCTACCTCTAAAACAATAATAACATTATAGTCACCATCCGTTGAGATAGCAGGGTCAACGCCAACATAATATGTATATCCTGCATCCTTTCTATGTCTTAATCTAAGAATGTCACTTTTACCTAATTGTTTACAATTGTCTATGTGCTCCTGCCCAAATAAGGCAGTTCCTGTAGATATAGGAATACAAAGATATTCTCTAGTAAACTTAAGAGAACCAACCTCTTGCTTCCTCTGCATTAAATTATCATAACTCCACCTTTCAGGCCAAAGTGGTTCATTGTTTTGATTAAGACAAGGATAAGTTCTAACGGTGTAAACTTTAGCATACTCATCACTAGCTAATTGTGCAAAAATATCAGTATAAGTAAAGGGAGTTCCAATCATTCTAAGGGTTGCTGTATGGTGAAGTGTGGGAATCATGTCACCAAAAAACCAATCAGTGACTTTCTTAATAGCAGTAAGACTGAATTCTTTCAAAGGGTCGTCAATAATTATTTCTTGAGGATGAAGCCCACGAATTTGAGAACCAACTGAACGCTCAAGGATAGAATTACCATTAGTGAGAGTAATGTTACCAACAGCCCATCCCCTTGATGGGCGAAAATGAGCAATAGTTTCATTGTTGAATATTTTATCAATTTCTCTCATGTGAACCATTGTCTGTTTATGGTTAGAAGAAATGTATAGCATCTGATATGGGGCAGGCTGAAAGCATAACTGCCATACAGCCCAAGAATGCATAAACACGGATTTACCGTGGTCACGACTACAGATTACAACAGTTCTATCAGTAGATTTCATTAAATCTAACCACTCTTGATGAAAAGAAGTAAAATCAAATCCTAGAACTTCAGTAAAAAAATATGGAAAGGAGTTTTTGGACATCTCCAAGTCCATTTGTTTACTGAAATCTAAATCTTCTAACAGGTTATCACCCTCTTAGATTAATAAACCATTTTTGAACATCCCAATTATTACCATAATGTTCTCTAAAATGCTCAAGAACAGCATCTGGAATTACTTCATCAACTTCAGGTTGTGTGCCTGTTTTCCATTGAGCTCCACCTCTAGTATATCCAGAAATAGTAGGAACCGATGGTTTGTTATCTATGGCTTTATCTCTTGCCATTTGTCCGTATTTCTTACCACCAACTGAAGCCTTAGTACCTCCTTTGTAAGCATACTCCTTACCTTCTTTACCTTGTTTTACAGCAAAACCACTAATGGCTACTAATCTATGTTTATCTCCTTGTTGAATAATAACTCCAAACCATTCATCTACAGGATATTCTGCTGTTCTTGCATTATTACCCCTTAATTCATAAAGGTCATCTGGATTACTTACATCCCACATTTCCTTTACTTTAGATTCATCATTACCTAAAGCAATAACTTTCAGTTCTTCTCCGCCAGAAAGTCGTCTTAGTTCTGGATGGAATTTTAAAGCATCAAACCAATTCATTATTTCACCTTGGTAGTCTCTTTACTTAAATGTCTAAGTGCCTTATCGTTTAATTCGTATAGATGAAATAATTCTTTACTCTCACCTTCAACGTGCTCTTTACCAGTCATTAAAGTCCCATCAGGGTGTTTATGTGTAGGTCCAACCCATTGAACCGGTTTACCATTTTCAAGATAAAAATGTCTTTCTCCTTTTCCTTTTCTCAGTATATCTTCCCAATTCATGTTCCTTTCCTCCTCTTGTAAGTTTTACATGCGGCGCATGTGGGCCTACATCTTTGTTTAGTCCCTTTAGAAGCATCTTTTCTTCCACAAGGTTTTGTTCCCTCTTTATCGTCTTCACAGGATTGACAGGAAACCCAACCTTTCTGACCATCTCCACCTCTTCTTGAAAACCAACCATGAAGACCTTCTTTCTTTTCTCTAGCAAAATTATCTCCGGCTTTCTTTGTAGATTCTCCCCAATTAGCAGCACCAACTTTTCTACATTGAACTAATGCACCACTCGCATAAGCACTGGGCCATTTTTTATAACGAGATTTAACCTTGTGATAACAAGCATCCCTTTCTTTCTTTAATACTTCAAACCACATATTATCACCTGAATAACGCCTTAATAGTGTAAACAGCATCCTCGTTTATTCCGAAGTCACTAGCAATAGACTGATAAGAAGAAACAGCCTTAACTATTTTATTTACTTCCATTGAGGTTAAATCCATTTTCTTTTCCTTGTGTAATTTATTAATAACTAAGTCCATATCAGTTATAGAATTTAAAGACAATCTAGCCTTAACAATAGTTTCATTATTCATTTTTCTAATTATATCGTGAGCTTGGAGCATAGATAAATTAATTTCATCAGCTTTATGGAAATCATCAAATTCTTTATCTAATTCCTTATAGGCTTGAATTAAATCATCACTAATGTCATAAATTGGTTTATTAGTTTTAGAATCTCTTTCTCCTCCAATCCCTAAATAAGAAGTAAACTCAGGTGTATTGAGAATGTGTCTTAATTTAGTAAGTGGATAATTAATTGTAATACTTTCCTCTAAAGGTTTAATGTATCCTTCCCATTGAGGGAATTTAGAAATAGACTCTTTAAGTTGTTCATCTGATAAATCTAATTCTTTCTTTATTTGAAAGAGTATATTACCAACAGATTGCATGTTTTTATCATTCCATTCTGGACCAAATAAATCATCTAAAGCTTCTACTGCTTCTAGACCCTCTCTTAGAAATTTATCGCTCCAATATGTAGCACCACTTTTTCTGGCCATTTTAATAAAGCTAGTTAATTCTTTAAGAGTATCAACATCAACAGCGTGTATTCCCTTTTCTAAAGAACGCCTTAAGAAACTACCAACTGGGTCTTTGGGTTTTCTTTCACCAGATTCATCTTCTTCAAATCCTGATATCAGAGAAGTTAACATTGCAGCGTGTTTTTTAACCCATCTCGGTTTTTCTTTTTGTTGTACAAAATAAGGACTTGATACTGGAATAAGATAATATTCATTTATGGCATCTAAAAAATCATAAAATTCAGACCTTTCTTTTCTTTCTTCTGCTGAAAACTCAAGAGATGACCCCATTTGAGAAGGATACATAATCGCCCCTGCTGTTTCTGCTTCTTGTGTAGTAGCCGGGCCTTGACCTCTTCCAACTCCAGATGGAGAAGTTTGATATGTAGTAAATTTGGTCCTGTTCTTTTCATCTGGTTCTAAAATTTTATCTAACTCTTCAAAGAATCCATCTAAATCAGTATTGATATTTTTATATTCGTCATTTATTCTCTCAACAAAAGGAGAAATGGGCAAAAAATAATTAGTAGTTTTATCTTTCTCATCTCTCCCCGCCTCTCTTAGAAAATCCTCAAACCACTCATCAAATTCATTAATGTTTGATTGAGATACTCCTATATTTTTAAGACCAGCAACTACTCCCTTACCTTCTTCCTGTTTGCCTTCTATCCACTCTTTAATTTCATCGATTTGTCCTTGAGGTATAGCTAGTTTACTGTAATCTTTATTATAATAATAATGGAAAATGGGGTCAACATCAGCTTCTGTCACCACTTTAGGTATTCTTTCTGAAACTACATTTCCTTCTTTTCTAGGAACTTGATATACCCCTTGTAATTCAGAAAAATACTTCAATATTTTAAGTGCATTATGCCATGATTTAGGTACATCTAGCTTCATAGGGTTTAACTTTACAATATATTTGATAGGTTTTGATAATTCCCCTTTAATTTCTTCAGGTAATTTCCCATATTTTTCCTCCACCTTACTGTATTTTTCATCAATTTTAGCCCAATATTCATACATGGCTTTTCTATTTGACCAATTACCTAAAGGTAAATCTCCTACTTCTTTAGCAAAAGTAATGCGAATTTTACTTTTTACTTCCTTTGATTCTTTTTGTTCTTGTTTTTCTCCTGCCCAAGTGACTAAATTATCGATATTATCGTTTAACATCCCTCCAATATCAGGGTTAGCTTTCACTTCTCCAGCCATATACATTATAAAATTAAAGGGAGTTATCATTCCATCTTCATCTTTACCTTCAATGTTTGAAGTAATTTTTAATTTTTTAAGTCTTAGTTCTAATTTATTAGTATCAATTTTTTGGGAATTAAGCATATCAAAAGTTAATGGCTGCCCACCATACTTAAAAAATAACTCTATTTCGTCTTTAAATTTAAAATCAGACTCAGTTAATTTGTCATATATGTCATCTGCCGCTTCTTCAGCGTCAGCCTCACTCATACCTTTTTCTTTTAATAAACTAATAATTTTATCAGTTATGTCAAACTCATCACTACCTTGTGTAAACATGGTGTCTATTTCTTCTCTTTCTTCTGGAGTTAATTCTTTTTCAATAGCCATTAAACCGCCTCAATTAATTTTTTATTTATTAACTTAACAATAATGTTATTTTTCCCACCAATGTACTTACTATAATTTTTAGCTATCTCTTCTACCTTCTCTTTAATATCATCAAATGACTTCTTTCTTATAGAAATGATAGCTTCATCTAACATTTTTACAAATCTTTTTATTTCATTAGTAGTGTCTTCTGAAGAAAAATCACCCTTAGATATATTCTTTATTAAAGAGAATAAGTTACCGTCGTAATAACGAGTAGATAACAACACAATACCATTAAGTATTCTCTCAGGGGTTAATTCTAATTTAAAATTAACTTCTCCCAACAAAATTTCTACAAAATCTTTCTGTTCATCATTAATCAAAGTGTAGAATAACAAAGCTGTATCTTTCTCCACCCCTTCTTGGAACTCATCTAATTCTTGCAAATCTTGAACCTGAACTTGCGGTAAATTATTTTTAAAATCATCTAAACTTTCAGTATCTGTCGTTTCTCCTTCTGCCTTCCTCTTGTCTCTTATTTTACGATTTTCACGTCTAAGTTTTAATTTAACTGAATTAAAATTAAAGAATTCTTTAACCTCATCTACTAAAGAATTAGGTCTTACAATAAAAATATCTTTACCTTCGTATTTTTGTGGGGTATATTCAATATCACGTAAACTAGAAACTATCTCTTTAAGTTCAGGGTCCTTCATTATAGCCAAAGCGATTTTTGAATCTGGATTCTCAATAAAGGCTTCTATGACTTCTTTCTCTGACGTAGAAACAGATTGGTTTAATTTTTTAGCAACATTATAGTTACGCTTAATATTAATATATTCCCCGCTTAACTCACCATTAAGTAAATCTTTTATTTTACTTTTATTTTCATTGAATGAACCTTTGATGTTTTTAACATATAATGGGTAACTGGGGTCATCTCTCTTATCGTAAATTTCTCTAACATAATAATCTTTTAATGCTTCATCATTAAGGTAAACATTTTCTTTCACATCATCTAAGAAATCAGATATTAGATTATCATCATAGTCTTTATATGTGTCACTTAATAAAGGACTCAATAATTTAGCTAGTTGTTGATATTCATTATAATCTGTACCTGTTGGGACTCCTTTTGGTAGAACCCCTTTGGGAAAATTAAATCTACGTATCAATGTAAGATACTTCCTAGCATCTTCAGTGCTAAAACCATCTTTGATTTTATATTTCATAGCCTCAATTTTTTCATCATCTTGACCGCTAAACATAACCCAAAGTGGGTGACTTCTAATATCAATATTTTTTGGTTCAATCGATTCATCTTTCTTTACAGCTTCCTCATAAATTACTGATTTATCAGGACTCTTCTCATACTTTACCCAAGATTTTGCTCCTTTCTTTTCATAACCTAATGAACCCAAATCAGAAGTGGTGGTTATAGTAATTGCTTTTATTTTATCATATTCTTCTTCAACTAAATCGTTCTTAATATTAGGGAATTCAGGATTAGAACTACCGTAATTTTGTCTTAAAAAGGGATAAAATTTTTGGATTACATCCCTAGATAAACTCATTAATTTTTTATAAATTTCTTTTTGTTCTTCGTCAGTTTTTTCATAAAAATTATCTAATAGTTGCATAAGTTTTTCTTCAGTCATTGACGAGCTAACTGTTGGTTTGCGAGTTGTTTTTGTTTCCTGCATTTTTAATTTTAAAACAGGTAAAGTTTCTTTGACTATTTCTTTAAGTCTCTTTTCTATTTCACCCATCTTATTTTTATCATTCAAATGTAGCTGTCCTATCTCTGGCTCTCTATTGATACTACCATAATCATCTTTATATTTTTGAAGAAACTCAATAGTTTTAGTAATGCCTTTATTTTCAAAATTACCATTTTTTATAGCAGTAATAAAAACATTAGAATTGCCCTCAGAGGATAGGTGGTTTGCCCATAATGTGAGGTTATTACTAGGAAGTTTCACATTTTCATTTTTAGTTATTAAACGCATATCAGGGTATCTAGTTTTCTTTAATACCTCTGTCCAATGCATAATAATCCCTTAAAAATTTAGATATTCCTCTATTCTAGTTCGCACACTACTATTATCTATTGCCTCTGTTATTGACGCCTTTTTACCATAAAATATCTCTATTTGAGTAAGAATATCTTCATATTGTTTCTGCCATTTGTAGGGTTTTTCAAAATATCTTAAAACATCTTCGACACTATTCAACTGACCAAATTCCACTAATACTTGAGCGAAAGCAACTGTATTATCATGAGAACCTAATTGGTCTGCCTTCACAAGCTCATCTTCCCAAGTCATATAATCTACTCCGCAAAAAAAGCAATTTGTTCTTCAATTTCCGGTTCATATCCTTCTGCAACCGCTACCCAATCAACATCAGAAAGACCATCGGACGGGTCCCTTTCTGTTAATTCTTCCATAAATCCATCTAAATGAGCCATAATCTCAGGAAGATATTTAGTTAATTCATTAAAGATTTCATCTTTATCTAAACGGCCACTTCTTGCCTTTTCTTTAATCCAATTCACAACATTTTGATATACATCATAATCATTCATAGCCCATAATTCAGCAGAGCGTGTAGCTGTTGCTATTCCTTTTTTTAATTGATTTTTCCAACTCATTCTAACTCCTCCTTTGGATGAAACTTCAATGTGACCTTTTCTGCATCTTTTTTAATAGATTCCCCATCAACTAGAACTTCTATTGGATATGGTTTATGTTCATTAAACCAGTATTCAACCTCATAACCTCCATTTTTCAATAATTTAACAAGAAGACCTCTTTCGTAGTCTTTATCTTCCGCCTGAAGAACCATCTCCTTTCCTCTAGGTAAAACTAAATCTACTTCTTCTTTCAATATATTTTCCCAACTCATTGTAATCCCCCTAAATTGACGCCTCTAATTTTTCTTTAAATTCTTCTAATGTTTCTTCTATTTTACTAATAGTGGGTTTTTGTATAGTTGTAATCAGACTTCTTGCTTGTTCCATAACCAAGCCCGTCTCTTTATTCATCTTAATGGCGGCTTCTTCTATATCTTCATACAGCCTTTCTAGTAGTTTTTCCACCTTTTCAATTTGGCTGAGATAGAAGGAATATTGTTCTAATCCCTTCAATATATTTTCCCAACCCATTATAATTACTCCTAATTCCATGCTGATGAAGTAGGAGTTTTTTCTCCACTAATATATTCTATTCTTTTATCAAAAGTTCCTACTTTTTTTAATTCTGCTGCAATTGAATCTTTAGTATATGGGCCTCTTCCATCAACATGGCCCATAATTTTCTCTTCACTAAGCCAATTGATTACGGGGCCTTCTTCTTTTAACACACTTTTCCAACTCATTGTAATTGCTCCTGCATCTTTTCTTTAATATCCAACCAAACTTGAGGGTGTTGTTGTGCTAACACCTCTTGAACGACTTGCATCTGATGAACAATAATTGTATCTTGTCTCTTATGCACAAGTTGCCCTTTGAATTCCAACATATACTTCAGAGATTCACGAATCTCTTTTGCAAGTTTGGTTAAACTATCAATGTATTTCGGATTAAGGTCATCTTCTTCAAATAATAATTCTATTTTATCTTCCAATCTATGAATATTATCTGAAAGTAAATCTATCTCATTCAAATCTCTTCTCATAATTTCAACCGCTGCGGATTTCTGAACAAGAGGTTTGAGGTGCTTCGACATATGTTTCATAATTTGCTGTCTCGTCGTCTCTAAATCATTAGCTGCTTTCGTAGGTGATAACTCCCCCTCATGTATTGCTATTTCTAATTCCTTTCTCTGTGGGCTTACACATAAAGCACATCGAGGGTTTGATTGGTCTGTATATTCGGTATTCATATGATTTCTCAAATGTCTTGCTGAAACACCACTTGTCCAGCCCATCTCATTATCCAAATCATCTGGAGTAACATTTGCAGAAGAGAGTCTTTCTTCTAACTGGTCCCTATCTTCACTCTGACATACTTTACAATGCCTTCTAGTTTTAGACATCATTCATCACCCGTAGGATAAATTACATTTAAGTCCTTTCCGAACTCTTCATTCCAAGTTCTAATCCAAGCTTTCAGTTGTTCTCCCTCGGGACTATAACCTAATATTTTCCCTCTAGGGGTAGTAATTAATTCTAAATGTTCTTTATCATTGAAGCCTTCTCCTCCAATCTCTGCATCATCTCTTGCTTTTTGAGACTGCCAAGCCCAACTTCTATACGTTAAAAAATCAATGAGTTCTTCTGGTTCAACATCTACTTCTCTACCATCAGAAGTCTTACCTTCCAATTTTAGAATACTTTCCCAACTCATCTTTATTCATCCCCATAATGAATCTATCCAACTTTTCTTAACTTTAGATTCTTCTATTGCTCGGTTATAATCAGCAGTCCAAGAATATCCTTCTGTTTTTCTACCCTTACCTTCACTAGATAATATGAAGGGTTTACCTTTATCCTTTAAATGAGGTGGAATTAACAATTTATCTCTAACTGTTTGGTTGATTAATCTGTTAATTACCGCCTTAGTAAATTTAATTTTAAATTGTTTAACATTATCTCCACCAACTATCTCATCTAAATGGTCACTAATCGAATCTAAATATCCTTTTCCTTCTTCACCACTAAAGGTCAGTCCATTCATTTTAGTTAAGATACCTGTTGCTCCTCCATAACTAACATACGCTTCAGAAGTACCTCCTCTATAGGTATCTCTTTCTTTCATAAACTTCAACAATTCACTTTGAACTTTAGGAATATTAGAAATAGCCTCTACTTTACCAGCTATATCCCCAACATCGTTAAAAATAACCATTGGTATGTATGCTCCATCTAATGCTTTTTGGTAATCTTGTAGGATTTTTAGAAGTCCTTCTTTCATTAAATTTCCTGAACCAGTAGGTCCCTCTATATCCTTAGCACCAGAAAAAATAGCCTGCCATAAGGGTGGTTTAGCACTATTTTTAGTATCACTATACCAACTACTATCAACTGGAGAAAGTTCATTCTTAGATTTATCTATTTCTTTTCTAGCTTCCACATAGCCCGGTGTTCTATAATGACCATAGTAATCTTTTCTATCAGCTACTACCCATTTACCATCTTTTTTCCTTAACTGAACTGGTACTTGTGTAAATGGTATATTACAAGGATTTGAATCACCTGTAGACATTTTAACTAAATCTTTAATAAATTTAGAAACTTTCTTTTCATCTTCTACAGTAAGTAAAGATGTTGTATCTGTAATAATCTTATCCATATCTATTAATGCCCTTTGTTTAACTCCCTTTCTAGAGCCTTGTCCGGGCCTCTGTACTTCAGGAATAACGTGCCTTTCTACTTGGTCATAAAGATTAACACCATCATCAGGAGATGCATCTTTTTTATGCCCTCTACCTGTTATTCCCATAGCTTTAGAACCAATCCCCTTACAGTCATTTTTCCAATCAAGAAAAGCTTGCTGTATAGGTTTAACTTCCTCGCCTAATTCTTGGTCAACTAACATATCTTTGTAAGTAATTGTTCTAACTTTCTTAACAGGTTTCTTTTTTAAAATTCTAGAAGGAACACTTTTCCTTAACAATAAACTCCAATTCATTCGTCTTCATCCTCCTTCTTCTTTTTCTTTCTACTGAAAATTGGTCTTGTTCCTATTCCAGCACTCCCAGTTGTAACTGGTCCTCCTTCCTTTAACATATTAAACCAACGATTTTCGTTTCTAGTTAATTTCGCCAATATGGACAAATCGTTCTCTTTAGCAACTTGCAACTCAGCTTCTGGTTGAGACATAGAACTCATCTTCTCTTTCAAATCCCCAACGAATTGCGGATATTGCTTAACAAAATCAGTCTCAACAATAGCCCCTTTCAAACTAATATCCTTACTCATATTATCACCACAACTTCTTACACGCTAAACACTTAGGCGTAGTTATTCTACCTTTACACTGGTCACACTTATGCCTCGCTCTAAAACTCGCTCTCCTTTTAGGATTTTTATGAGTACCACCACCACGGTTCTTACCCTTCCCTTTCCAATTACCCATCCCTTTTGCACCCGCATGAATCTTTTTACCCTCATGCGTTAGCATCATAATTTTCTTGCCAGCCCTATCACTAGGATATACACGACCTACACGCATATCCTTCTTATCTTTCTTTAGGACTTCTTCCCAACTCATGTAAATCACTTTCTTGGTTTATGAGTATAAATATCTCCATCACTGTGCATGAAAATTACTTTCTTTCTTTTCATAGCATCTAAGACTCTTTTCAAATCTTTAGGAGGACAAATTGCTTTTAGGTTCTTCATACCTAATGCACCTCCTTCTTTTTTGATTTCAGCAAGGATTTCCTTTTCAATGTCAGAATCGCTCTTTACTGCTTTCTTTTCATCTCTAAGCATCTTGAAATCCTTTCCACTTATTTTTCCATCACCATCAGCATCAATTCTTTTTTGATTACCAGTTAGTGTCTTTTCTTCATAATCTGTCTTTTCATGCGTTCCACAATGTATTTTCAATATATCTTGCCATGTCATTATTGTTCACCTCTTTGTTGGTTTTCCTTCGACCTTTTATCGTCTGTTATTGGGCCACCCTTAGCCCAAGTATAACAAGTTCTCGCTGAATGACATTTGAAATGATGCATCCAACAATAACCTAAACGACCATCATCATCTAATTCTAGGGGCATACATTTTTCCATTCTAGGAGAAATGTCGAATGCTACACAATTACTACAATTAGATTTCCTTGCTACTTCAGGAGTGGTATTCCATCTATCAGCATACCTTTTCCAATAATCTTCATCACTTAAGTTAAGGGGGCCA